GTTGATGGGAATGTGAAGCTTCGGGTAGGCCGGTTGGGTTCTGAAGAAATATCAAACAATCTTTCACACTGACTTGATGTTGTGGTAGATCGTGCTATGATAATGGCATGACAAACACTTACATCGGCATCGCACTTGTAATCGGATACATCACCGCATCGCTCGCACTCCTGTTCTGGAAAATGTCAGTCGAAGGCCGATTCAAGAAGTAGCACGTTCTGCGACTAACCGGAGAGGTAGAGTTGCACCATGCCTCGCGCTTCAAGATGGAACCAACAGAACAGTGCCGAGTTCGCAATGGTTGCACCCCAGCCGAACCTTGCGTCCGTGTCATCCGCAGCGCTGTCACGGATCGACTCATGGATGGTCCCACCCCGAAGAGGCCACGAATGGCAACGTGACGCTTTCTCCTTCAACGAGCTAATCGGTGAGATCGGCTACCTCAACAACCTTGTAGCTAATCTGGTTTCAACTTGTGAACTACGGGTGGTAGAGCGACGTATAACCCCTAGCGGTGTAGAGATAGAAGATTCCAATGATGGCCGTGCAGCACGGGTCATGGCTGCGTTCACAGGGCCGCAAGGTGGGCAGAAGGAGTTGAAACGCAGGGCTGCTATGCACTTGCAAATAGCAGGTGAAAGTTTCCTGTTAGGCACCCCGCTGAAAGATAAGTTCGACCGGGCCGCAGGGTTCATGTGGGAGTTCTTATCCACCGAGGAGATTCGGGTCACCGCTGGGCAAGGCAAGCAACAGATCAAACGGAACGCTAGTGGGCTTTCTGATGGCGACGCAGGGTTTGTTGATGTTGAGGCTTTCATTGCCCGGTTGTGGCGACCGGACCCACGGTATTCGATGCGTGCTGATTCCCCGATGAAGCGTGTGTTGCCGATCTGTCGTGAACTGGTTGTTCTATCGGAGGTTGTTGATTCAATCGCTAAGTCACGGCTGTCTTCGGGGATGTTGTTCATTCCCGAGGAGATGAGTTTCGGCCCTATCAACGAGACTGAAGCACCGAACGATTCGGATGACTTCGACGAGTTCATTGGGACACTGGTAGAACACATGTCTGCCCCGGTGAGAGATAGGACATCCGCCGCGGGTCTGGTCCCGCTTGTTGTTCGTGGTGCTGCCGAATTTGGTGACAAGATTAGACTGATTGAATTAGCACAAGACTTGGATGTCACCTATCAAAGCCTGCGGATGGAACTACTAGATAGACTCGCTAAGGGTCTAGATGCTCCACCTGAGATCATTGGCGGCAAAGCAGGGTTGAACCATTGGTCGTCGTACAACGTGGATGCCGATTTGATCGGTAAGCATGTGAATCCTGTTGGAGAGATGATCGCAGAGTTCATCACTGTCGCTTATCTGCGCCCGATGTTGGCAGAGTTTGAGCATCTATCAGATCAAGATGTTTTGCGATTTGAACTACTTTTCGATTCTCGCATTTTGACTTCCCGGCAAGATGAAGGTCCGGCTGCGACAGGTGCGTGGGATCGGATGGCTTTATCTGATGCAACATATCTGCGGGCTAATGGTTTCGATATGGAAGATTACCCGACTGGCGATGAGCGGCAGAGAAGACTGTTGGAGAAGGTTGTTTTATCTGATCCGCGTAACTTCGGTCCGAGGCTTCTGCCTGCTTTGTATCCTGAGCTTGCAAGGCTGTTCATGGACTTTGACTTGTTGAGTGTCAATATCCCTGAAGAAGCGGGTGGTACTGCTGTTCCTGCTGCGTTGCCTGCCGATCCGGTGAATCAGCCTCTTGCCGATCCGGGGGCGACAAATAACGCTCCGGCAGCACAACCAAGTACGCCAAAAGGTATTGAAGGTAACGCCCCTCCGGTTCCTCGTCCTGATGGGAAGTCATCGGAAGGTTTAGCTGTAATCGACGATCTTGTTGAAGCTTTGACAAGTGCAGCGAATTTGGCTTTAGGCGAAAAGTTGAATCCAGATGAGCAAGTCACTCTTTCTGCTAGTAACGGATTCGTTGCTTCAGCAGAAGATTTGGTTACCGACTGGTTGGTCGGCACGGGTCTAGAACCTATGTCTATTCCCGCATTGACAGGGAATGTGGTTGGCCCGCTAGTAATGGCCTTAGATTCGTATGCAGGCTATGTGGCGCAGATTGGTGATAATTGGGATGGTGATGTGCCTCTTGATTTGATGTCTGTTCCTTTGCAGAAAGCGTTGTGGTCTTTCGCTAACATCAGGTCCGAAACACACACCACAACGATTGCTATTTGATAACCCGTCCGTAGATTGGGTTTCTTCATAGTAAGGTCCAAGACTTCAAGAACAACCATGCCTAACGCCAGTGGCGTGTTAGCCTCGGAGTCCATATGAGCTTTCAAGTTGTACCCGACAGCCCGTACTGCCCGCTACCCTCCGGGGGGTTCGCAGTAGCCGTAGTGTCCGCTGCCGATGACGGCACAATCATCCATGACTCGTGTCACCTGACTGCCGCTGAAGCAGAAGCGTGGATCGGTCAGATGGACAACCCTGACGTTGATCTGACCGACGAGGCGCTCCCACCAGAGATGCCAGAAGTAGCGACTAACAGTGCTGCTCCTGCGGGGTTTGTGAACCGTGAAGCGATGCTATCTGCGATGCTCGCCGGGGCGATGTCAGAACTGGGAGTCGATCCGGTTTCAACGGAAATTGAGGATGCGGTTTCGCTTGGGGCTATTGCTTCGCATTCGTCGGCACTGAGCGAGGACAGTTTTTCAAGTCCTGCTGCTCAAGCAACAAGGATCATCTCCCCTAATAAAGAGGAGTACTTCGCCAAGATTTTTGCGTGGCGTGATAGGAACGGAAACACTGAAGTCAAGTCGTCTTACAAGTTCCGGCATCACTTTGTTGATGCTGACGGAACACCGGGTGCTGCTTCTCGGATCGCGTGTTCTGGTGGGATCAGTGTTCTAAACGGTGGCGGCGCTGGGACCACAATTCCTGAAGCTGACCGTAAAAGCGTCTACAACCATCTTGCTCGTCACCTGCGTGACGCAGGCCGTGATGTAATCGAACTTCTATCTCAAGAGGATTACCTAGTTGCTCTTGCTAAGTCGAATGAGATGAAAGCACAGACTGCTGAGTCTGCCGAGTTTGGTGCGATTGCTTCGCATAGCACCCCTGTTGGCGATCAACGGTTCGTGGGTCCGTCTGCTTCCGAAGTAAGAATCATCTCCCCTAATAGCGAAGAGTACTTCGCTGATTTCTACGCTTGGAGAGATGACGCTAAAGACACAAGCGTCAAAGGTTCTTACAAGTTCTTCCACCATTTCGTTTCCGACACTGGCGCTTCTATTAGCGCTTCACGGGTTGCGTGTTCTAGTGGCATAGGTATCTTGAATGGCGCTCGTGGTGGCAGCACTATCCCACTTGTAGACCGTCAGGGAGTGTATGACCACCTTGCCCGACACTTGCGTGATGACCAGCGGATAGCACCAAAGTTGTTATCACAGGACGATTACGAGGTTGCTTTGATGGCAGCGAATACCGAGTTAGCTAATACCAATCAGAAAGCATGGGATGCAGATATGGAAACAACTAGTAGTTCAACTGAAGTATTTGACATGCACGAGGATGAACTAATGGACCCGCTTGAAACAGATGAACTTGAGCCGGTCGAACTTGAAGAAGGTGAGATCGTTGTCACTGATGGCGATATGTCAGGTTTGTCAGATGATGAGCTAATGGCAGAACTTGCCCGCCGTTGGGCTGAGAAGACGATTGAAAACCTTTCGGCTGAAAGGCCAGCAGAGTTTGATAATCCTCTGCTTGAGGTTGAAGTTGAGGTTATCCAGATCGAAACTGAAATCGAATGTGAATGCGGCGAAGGTGAATGCGAGTGCGGTAAAGGTATGAAAGAAGGCGGATACGACAAAGAAAGCGAAGATGAGATCGTTGTGACCTTGCCTGCTGGGACTTGCATCACGATTGAAGCCGCAGAAGAAGAAGAAGAGCATAAAGAGAAAGACGGTATGGGCGGCGAAGGTGGCCCGATGATGCTGATGGCAACCGATGGGGTGACTCTTGCTGATGAACCACAAATGGTTGACACACCTGTCTCACTCTACGATTGGGAAGGCGTTCTGATCGTTGAGGGTCTTGCCTCGGGTGATGGCCGGAAGATTGCTGAGAACGCTTTGACATGGCGTGAGCTTCCATTGCCTCTGATGCTTCAGACTGCGAACGCTTCAGGCCATGATGGTGCTGTGATCGCCGGTTCGATCCACGAGATTGAGCGTCAGGGTCAGAACATTGTTGGCCGAGGTTTCTTTGACTCAGGCGTTGCTGGTGTTGAAGCACACCGGCTTCTCGAAGAAGGCACCATGCGTGGTGTGTCTGCTGACATCGACTCTGTGAAAATCGAGTTTATGACCGATGACGGGGCTTCTGTATCTGCTGACGACATGATGTTCGGTGGGGTAGACGCACTTGAGGTGCTTGTTGCGGGTCGTTTGATGGGCGCTACGCTTACCCCGTTCCCTGCGTTCCAAGAAGCGTTCGTCACAGTCTTGATTGGCGACGAAGTTGAAGTTGATGTGACTCTTGTTGCTTCTGGCGCTGAAACATTGGGCGATGTGTGGCGTGTGCCTTCACCGCTTGGTGTGTGGCCTTCAGGTAAAGGTAACGCAGAGCAAGGTTTAGCAAGTCTTGTTGCTTCTGCTGCTGCGTCTGTTGAGGTTCCTGCTAACCCGCCGATGGAATGGTTCCTACCGGGAGACATGACAGGCGTTGAGCCGTTCACGGTTCACCCGGACGGGCGCTGCTACGGGCTTGTCGCTGCTTGGGGTTCTTGCCACATCGGGTTCGCTGATCGTTGTGTTCCTGTTCCTAAGTCCGGTTGTGCTTACAAGCATTTCCGTAACAAGAACGTGTTGACTGCTGAGGGAACACTTGTTGCTACCGGCCCGGTTTACATGGACACGGTTCACCCTAACTTGAGGTTGGTCGCTTCTGACTCGCAAGCGTTCTATGCCGATACGGGTTGCGCTGTGGCCGATGTTGCGCTCTATGAAAACGAGTTCGGCATCGTAGCGGCTGGGGCGTTGCGCCCCGGTTTGTCTGCGGAGCAGGTTCGTAAGTTCCGTGGCTCGGATGTTTCTCCTGACTGGCGGCAGTTGGGTGGCAGGCTTGAAGTTGTTGGTCTGCTCTCAGTGAACGTGTCAGGCTTCATTGTTGAGGGTCTTGTCGCTTCTGGCGCTGAGGTTTCCGCACCTCGTGGTGTGTGGGATTCTGTGGCCGGTGAAGTGACTGCCTTGGTTGCTGCGGGAATGATCCATACTGCGGACACTGAGAAGTCGGATATGCGTCGGGAGTTGGACGGTATCCGGGTTGAGCTTGCCGAGTTCCGTGAGGCGCTTCGACCTGTTCGTGCTGCTGCTGCTGCTGCGAAGTTCGCAGCGCTTTCCCCGGTCAATGATGCTGAGTTGGGTTGCTCCTGCGACACAGGTATCTGACCGCTGGACCGGGCGGGTGGTCATCTGGGGTGTCTACCCGCCCGTGTATCCTGTTGGTATGAATGAGCAGATTGGTTTGGATTGGGATGCTGCTAGTAAAGCGGCGGATGTTGGTATTGACAGGTCTGACGGGAATGCGCTTGAGGAGTGGAAGTCTCTTGCTGATGACTACATCTTTCGGTTAGCTGAGAAGTCGTTGGAGTTCACTTCTGAAGATGTGTGGCGGATGGGTTTGCCTGCTAATCCGACGGGGGCGAACAGCGCGCTTGGCGCGAGGTTCCGTTCTGCTGTTCGTGATGGTGTGATCTGCAATTCTGGTCGGAAGAAGAACACGCTCGCTCAGGGCAAGCATGGGTCTGCGACAACGATTTGGACTTCGCTGATCTGCAAGGTTCATTCTGTTGATAGTGGTAGAACTGAGATTGACGAACTGCGTGCCGCTCTCGCTTTGATGTATGGGTTGGCTCGGATGAACACTGAGCCGCCTTCTCGTTGGGCTGTTCCGGGGACTCGTGGCGGCGATGTGATGTCGGTGCATAGCCGTGTTGCACGACTGTTGGGTTTGCCTAACCCGTGGAACCATGAGCCGGATCAGGGCGTGTTGTTCTCTAGCCGTGTGAAGCGTTTGGTGGCTAAAGTTGTCTAGGTGCGCTGATCGTGGTTGTGGTGTGGTGTTGTCGCATGAGACTCGTTCTGCTGATAACAACACGTTTTGTAAACAGCATGGCGATCTGGTTTGGGCGTTTCGCCCGAATGACAGGTTGCCTGATGAATGGTTTTTTGTGTCTGAGTCTGAGCCGGATGAGGGTCAGGTTGTTGCGGGCGATCAGTGCGATGGTTGCGGGTTGTCTGAGTTTGTGGTTCGCCGGGTGAATCGGAATGCTTGGATTGCCCGGTGTGAGGGGCAGTCTTGGGATGGGGATTTGATTGCCGGGTGCGGGGCTTTGCATTTGGTGCGGAGGAAGATGGGGCGTGAGGTCTAGGTTGGCTCGCCGCCGTCGCAGGCTGGGCGGGGTGCGGGCGACGTTGGTCCGCTTGGCTCGTGTGCTGCGCTGACCGCATAGGCTGTTTGGTTATTGGGTTTCGATCCAGATAACCCGAGCGATAACGCTGCGGGCTTCTGCGACTGTTTCAACGGTGCGAGTGTTGATTGGTTGGCGTGATCGGCGTGAGCCAAACACGAACGGTTCGGCACCGCTGGTATCGGTGATCTGCCAGTTGCGGCGACCTGAGCCACGGGAGGTGCTGTTGGTGCGGTTCATCCAAGGGGTGATTGTGAATCGCCCGTCAGGTGTCGCGTAACCCTCGGTGGTCTTGGTGAACTTGATTGTGGTGGTGGTCATTGTTGTCTCCTTGGTACTGAGCGTGTTAGCCACGCTCATCGGTTTCCTCGTCTTCTTCCCAACTGCGGTCCCATTCCTCGTCTTCCTGATCCCACTCCTCTTGAGTTGTTGGTTCGTTTGGCATTGTTTGCTCCTATTCGTTGTGATGGTTGCGGCAGCGGGTGTTGTCAATTTCGATGATTTTGTTGCAGCAATCGCTGTAACCTTCGTTTTGCTCTCGTGCGCTCCAGCCAATGTCTTCTTCGTTGGTGGAACCGCAGCTTCGGCAGTGCGGCTGGTCGATGTTGCAAGGCTTGCTCATCTCTTTACTATAGCACGATCAACTACAGAATCAAAGTCAATAACAAACAATCTTGAGATTTCTTTTCAATCACAAAACCAAGAATCGAACTACACCCGTGTCATTCGTATAACATCACCGGATCAAAGACGGCCCCGATGACTGGAAACTCAAAGCACGCTGCCGAGGCAAACCGCCCAGCATGTTCTTCCCTAAGCAAGGGCAAGTCAACGAGGTAGCCAAAGCCAAACAATTCTGCTTAGGCTGTGAAGTCCAACAAGAATGTTTGACAGCAAACATCGACGAGGACGACGGTGTTTACGGTGGCACTTCTGGTCGGCAACGCAAAGAGATGCGACGGGCGATGAACCGTTATAAACGCAAAAGGAAACAGATTGAAACTAGTGTTGACATTAGAAACTTCACGACACAAACAAACCCGCCAGAAGAAATTTGATAGCAAACCAAGCCTTGCTCGCATCCGTGCAGAATGGCGTAAAGCAGGACTAGCTCGCGGCGAAGAACGGACCAACAAGTCAAATTGGATTGCCGGTGCTGTTGCGATCTATAGCTTGTTTACCGGCCAAGCTTCTAGCGTTTTGCTGCAACAACTTGAAGATGAAATGCCGTCAGCGAGTGAATCTGAACCATCACCAACAGAATCAAACCCTCTTGGAACGATGCAGTTCAGAGAGGGCAGATCGACTCCCGCTCCGCCCCGGCCACCGGGCGCTCAACGCTCTGTTGATTAGCTATGCACCTAAACTGTTATATCTTGTTCTAAAGTATCCAGCTAACAGCCCTGAAGCACTGGGGTTGAGCGGTAACGGTTAGTCCGTAGCTGCGGTACAACACCTAACGCTCAAGCTGGAGGAGTTCTAAATTGGCAGAAATCGTGGTACCAGAAGACCTAACAGCAATGGTCGATGCCGACCTAACTGCTCTTAGCGATTCCATTCGCACTGAAGCTGAAATGATTGGCGCTGACGCAGCGGCATCAGATGAGGCACTCGCACAGGTTGAAAAACTTGTAGCGGACTACGACCGTGTTGCAAATGAGATTGCAGCAAGGAGCGCTCAACGGAAAGATCGTGCAGACAGAGTTGATGCGGCTCTTAGCCGTTTAGCAGAAGCAACACCAGAGTTAGTCGCAGAAGAGGGAGATATGGCAGATGCTATTGAAGTCGCTCCGATGTCTGTTGACGAGTCTGTAGAGTTCGCTGCTGATGAAGCTCCGGTCGAACCAACTCCTGAACCTGTAGTTGAGGTTGAGGTTGAGGTTGTTGCTGAGGCTATTGCTGAACTTTCTGAAGAAGAAGCAGTAGTTGAAGTAATCGAAGTTGTTGAGACAGTCGAAGTTGCTGAAGCCGTTGAGGTTGAGGTAGCAGAGGTTGTTGTTGTTGAAGAAGTAGTACCCGAGGTTGAGACTGCTGAACTAGCGGTTGAGGCTGAGGTTGAAGTACCCGCCGCAGACATCGTGTCTGAGGTGGTTGAAGATTCCACAATCGAGTTGTCCACGGAGGTCAGCGGCATGGAAGACAGCAGTTCCCTTACAGGTGCCGAGGCCAGTTCTGCACTGACCCGGCTTGTCCCCGACGGTGTTGCACCTATCGGTGAAACGGTTTCTACGGGTGCTGCATTGCACGCGTCGAACGCTGTTCCCGGTATCAGTGAAGGCACCTCTCTTGACCGCATGGAGCTTGCTACTGCGATCACTAAGAAGCGTCATGGTATGAACAACGCTTCTTCTGGTTCGTATGAGCGGATCGTTCTTGCGACCGCACAGTCTGATCTGCCTAACAAGGTGGCCGGTGGCGCTGAGGAAAACTTCTCAGTGTTCGATACCGTCCGCACCAACTGGGCGCTTGAGTCGCAACAGCGTACTTCGCTTGTTGCTTCTGGTGGTAACTGCGCACCGTTGCCTCCTTCATATGACTTCTTCCGTCTGGCCGAGCAGATCAACCCTGTTGAGCAGGCTCTCCCAACTGTTGAGGCTCCTCGTGGCGGCATCCGCTTCATCACTCCTCCAGACTGGACCGATGCCCTTGCGGGTGTTCGTGTCACGACTGAAGCTGAGGACGCTGCCGGTTACGGCGACGCTTCCGGCCTTACCGCTCCCAAGCCATGCGTGCATGTTGACTGCCCACCCATTGAGGAATGCCGCGTTGACGCAGTGTCTCAGTGTGTGGAGTTCGGCAACCTGAACTATCGGGTGTTCCCTGAGCAGGTTGCTGCTTTCCTTGAAGACCTTGCAGTGGCTTTCACTTCAACCAAGGAAATCTTCTACCTTGACGCAATCGACGCAACGTCTACTGCTGTCACTGCTGCTCCCGCTTATGGCGCGACTCGTGGTGTGACGCAGACGATTCTTGCGGCTGCTGCGAACTACCGTCGTCGTCAGCACATGGGAATCAACTCGGTTCTTACCCTGATGCTTCCTTCATGGGTTGTTGAGTTCATCAAGGTTGACATGGTGAACGATCATGCTCTCGGCTTGAACTTCTTGAACGCTGGAGAGGCTGAGGTCACCGCATGGTTGGCTTCTGAGAACCTTGACATTGCGTGGTACTACGATTCGGCAACCGGCGCTGGGCAGGCTTTCAATGGCGCTCAGGGTGCAGGTGCGATCAACCCGTTCCCAACTTCTGTGGTTGGTTACATGTTCGCTCCCGGCACCTATGTCCGTCTTGATGGTGGAACACTTGATGTCGGTATCGTGCGGGATTCAATCCTCAACGGCACCAACGATCTGCAAATCTTCTCTGAGCAGTGGGTTCAGGTTTGCCAAGTTGGTCTTGAGTCGCTGCGACTTGAGATCACTCTTTGCCCTGACGGAACTGGCCCTGAGCCTGTCACACCGCTTGTGTGTGGCGATTGAAGGGAATGAACGGTTAGCGGTTTGGGGGGTCGGGAAACCGGCCCCCTTTTCCGCGTTTGGGGTGTTGGTTGTTTGTTAGTATCCGATGATGCGAATTGGTGCTGTGGTCCCGATGTACCCGCCGGGGTCGCGTGTCGGGTCTTGGCTTTCAACACATGAGTTTCTAAAAGTGCTGCGGGCGGCAGGACATGATGTTGTTGCTAACCCTGTGATGGGTGTTGGCGATGAGTACGTTTTGGATGGTGTTCGTGTGGTGCCGGGTTTGGCGCGCATGGAAGAAACTGTGGTCGGCGCTGATGTTGTTATTTCGCATCTTGGTGATCCGGGGCAGGCACACCGGCTGGCGTTGTTCAACAACAAGCCATCGGTTCGGATGGTTCATGGTTTGATCGGTCAGGATGGTTTGAGGCAGTTAGCTGCGTACCCGCCTGACTTGCTTGTGTTCAATTCTGACTCGTCGGCTGAGATAGCTAGGCATCGTTGCCCGCATATTGTGGCTCACCCGATTTTTGATCGTCAGGACTTTGCTACTACACCGGGTGATCTTGTAACGCTTGTGAATATTTCTGATCCTAAAGGTGCGGGGATGTTTCAGAAGTTGATTCGGTTTATGCCGGATGTGGACTTCTTGGGTGTCCAAGGGGGGTATGGGAAGCAACGATCTTTGGTTGGTCAGAATGTTGAGACTATTGGCGTGACTCAAGATATGCGCGCTGATGTGTATTCGCGTACCCGTGTTTTGTTGATGCCTTCTAAGGCTGAGACTTGGGGGATGGTTGGTGTTGAGGCGATGTGTTCGGGGATACCTGTGTTGGCTTCTCCGACTCCGGGGTTGAAAGAATCGTTGGGTGCGGCGGGGGTGTTTGTCGATGCAAACAATTTCAAGGGGTGGATGTCTGAACTGAGAAGGCTTCTGGACCCTGTTGAGTGGGCTGCTGCGTCTGCTAAGTCGTTGGCAAGGGTTTCAGAGTTAGACCCGTATGATGGCGCTGTGCGCTTCGTGAAGGCTATTGAAGGGCTTGTAGAGTGAATGTGGCGGTGATGTTCCCTTGGCGGGCTAAGGACGCTCGTATGGCCGCTTACGCTGTCACACGGGCGTGGTATGAGGTTCATGTGCCGGATGCGAAGATCGTTGAGGTTGATACGGGCCACGAGGTGTTCAATCTTGCGGCGTGCCGAAATGCTGCGGTTGAGATAGCGGCAGGGATCGGCGCTGATGTCGTCGTCATCTCGGATGCCGACACGCTTCCTCCTCCGACTGGTTTGGCTGCTGCGATTGCTGAAGCTGACGATCACAGGTTGCATATCCCGTTTGATTTGTGTGTTTATGCGGGGACGGATTCACCGCCGGGGCTTGCTAACGGTGGGGTTCATGTTGTGACTCCAACGGGTTGGGATGCGATAGGCGGTCAGGACGAGCGGCTTGTGGGTTGGGGCGGCGACGACGATCAGTTGGTTGCGGTTGCGACTTGCTTGTCTGGTTTGGTGAGGCATCCGGGGTTGGCTGTTTCTTTGTGGCATTGTGATGCTGCAAGGGTGTGCGCTCAACCGAGTCGTGATCTTGTGAATAGGTATTGGCAGGCGGTTGATAAACCTGTTGCGATGCGAAAGTTGATTGCTGAACGATGATTCCTGCACGGCTGATCCGCACTGTTCCTGTAGTGACTTCTGATGAGGTTGAAGGGTTCTGGCGTGGGGCGTGCGGGTTGCATCCTCATTGGGATTATGTGACGTTGCGTGACCCGTTGGACCCGGTGAAGTTCCCGCTGACTTCGCCACACTGGGCGGCTTGTGCGTCTGGCGCTCAGATGGCGGGGTTGGTTCGGTTGGAAGCGTTGTGGCATTGGGGTGGAATCTATTTGGATTCTGATGTTGAGGTGTTCAGGCCGTTGGACTGTTTGTTGCCTTACGACATGTTTGCTACTTGGGAATCACCGTGGTCGTTGAATGATGCTGTGTTGGGTGCTGTTGCTGGTCATCCGCTTGTTCGTGAAGCTATCTCTTTGGCGATTGAACGCCTACCTTTGGGTGCGTTGCATTCGGGTCCGAAAGTGGTGAACGACTTGTTTAGGGATAAGGCTGATGTTTTGTTGTTGCCGCCACGGTCTTTTTCGCCGTATTACTGGAATGAGCGACATCGGCGTAATGAGGATCACACGGGCCATCCGGGGACTTTCGGCGCTCATCATTGGGCTAACTCGCATGGTGCTTAGGTGTTGACTCTCACCCTACGTTGGGTGTGTTCAGGCTAGTGTTGGGGTCTGTTCCCTGAGTAGGAGTTGGTCCTGTGGGTATTTCACCTGAAGCTGTTGTTCGTCCGCCTGCTACTGAGCGGGCTTTGCATGGGTTGTTGGACTCGGCAAATGTTGTTGTTGAGCCTGATTCTCGTTGGGAAGGCGGCTTTGTTTTCCAACCTGAGAATTGCATTATGTCTGAGGTTTGGATTCCGTGCGGCGCTGACAGCGTGTTCATCATTAGTTTGACTGTTGCTGCGACGGGTGGGACTTGGGCGTGGGATAACACTGGTAATGAGGGTGGGAGTATTTCTGATCCTATTCCGTGGGATGCTACGGCTGATGAAGTTGGTGCTGCGATTGAGCAGTCGGGTTGGCCTCCTAGCCAGTATGAGGTTCTTGGTGGTCCTGCTGGTACTTTTGGGCAAGGTCAAGTTACCCCTCTCATTATCATGTTGAACTCAAACAGTACTGATATACCGTTTCTTGGTCCGCAACCTGTGGACATTGACTTAGCTGACTTTGTGGATTTTGATATTGTTCCGCTTCAGATTCCGGGCTTTCTTGAACCACCCGATGTGAAGAAGGATTACGACGGCGATCAGTCACCACTTCAGTATCAACCGTTTGTTGTTGAAGTGCCTTACACCTGTTCGTCGTGGGGGTTCGAGGCAAACGACTATCGGGGCAAAGCGTTGCGGCAACTCGCTGCCGGTACTGGCAAGGCGATTGAACGCGAGTTCTGGACGGGCGAACTCAACCTCGCAAATATCAACTTGAGATATTGGACTCCGGCTGCGAACATCGTGAACCCCGGCGGCTGGGCCGCTCCTGTGGCGGTCAATCCTGCTTTAGGTTTAGCGTTGCTTGAGCAAGCTTTAGGTGTTTGTTCGACAGGTAGTAGGGGCATGATCCATACTCCGCCTGTTGTAGCCGAGCGCCTAGCGCAGTGGTATCTGATCGACGATGACCCTGCTTGTGATGAGGGTGAGTGCAGGATGCTGACTCGTTCACGCGGCGACATTGTTATTGTTGGTTCAGGTTACGACCGGACTGTTGGCCCGTTTGCTGCCGCTAACGAACTTGCTGACACCGAGGCGTGGATATACGCAACAGGGATGGTTGACATCCGGCTGGGCGAGCCGATGATTTACCCTGAGACGATGGCTGAGGCGTTGGACCGGGCGACGAACACGGTGACGTATAGGGGTGAGCGGACTGCTGCGGTAAACCCTGACGGGTGTTGCATGTTTGCTGTGTTGGTTGACTTTGAGGAAGCTCTGGTCTGATCGTGGCGGTCTTATTCGATTGCTGTCCTAAGTCAATCAAAGCGCTTGCTATTCGTATCACTCCGCTTGATTTGTTTTACGGGTCGTACTTGTCGGGTGATCCGTTGATTCCGTTTCCTCCTGCGCCGACGACACCGTTTACTCGTTGGCAGACATCAGGGTTTTCTGAACTGGTTATTTCACCTGATTATGAGCAGGCGAATGAAACTCTGATGATGAACCCTGCTGCTAACAGCATTGGTGTTGTTCATCGGCCACCCGATCAGATGAAAGGTTTCAATCTTGAGTTGAAACTGTGTGGGATGCCGACGATTGCAAACAAGTTGTTAGATGGTCTGTCTGCCGGAAACAATTTGGTTGATGACTTCTGCGGGGATACGAGTGTTGTGGGGCAGACGTTCAATAACGATATGGAGAACGGCGGTGCTTGCCTCGGTTTCATCATTGACTTGTGGTCGAAGAACGCTGCGACGACTTGTGACGCTGCGGGGAACACGCTTGGCGGTTACATTCATTGGGTGTTGCCGTACACGGACCGCTGGGCGATGTCTGGCGGGTTGAACTTCAACATTGGTGCTGCCGAGTTGTCGTTGTCTGGTTACGCGAAGAAGAACCCAATGTTTTACCCTTCGATGCCCGGTCCCCACTTTCCGTCTTATCAGGATTTTGAGCCGTATGTTGGCGGTCCCGCTCCTTGCGTTTTGCCTGCGGGTGTTGTGGCTGATTCGTGGACTGTGGCGGACATGGAACAGATCAGGTTGGGCGGGGCGTTGGCTTACAAGTGTGTTGATTCTCTACCGGGGGTGCTGGATGATTGCGGGCCGGTACCTCAAAGCGAACCTGAACTGATGCGTTTTTCTGAGGTGTCCGAGTTTCAGATGCCTATTGGTGCAACAAACTTTTGGGTTGGTGTGTGATGCCTGTTATAGGGCCGCTGGTTAGCGCTGATGTGAAAGTGATGGGCGATCAAGCGTTCTGCCATCTTGTAAACCGGACAGGTGGTCTAGTCAGGTTTAGACTTCCCAAAGCGACTGTTGTTGTTCCCGGTAATTCTGAGGGTAACGTAGTCGCAGAATTTGTTGATGGGTTCTGTGTTTCAACCGAGGAACACGGTTTACTGTTTGGAGAAGTGATGAAGGTAACTCGTTCAGGTCAACCGTGGAATGTGCGTGACACAGAGTTTGTTGAAGCGCCCGCTGCCACCGGGCCAGTTGCGGTTGTTCCCCCTGTTGAGGTTGTAAACCCTAAACCTGTTGTTGAGGTTGAGGTTGAACCTGATGTTGCTGAGATGACTGTCTCTGAAGTTCTTGCTTGGGTGGGGGATAACGCTGACCGTAAGAAGGTTGCGTTGAAAGCCGAAGTTGCAGGCAAAGCTCGTAAAGGTTTGATCGCTACGCTATCCGCCTAATCCTTCCAGTGAAGCGTATGCTGGGTTAGAGTCCAACAGAGTCGATCCGTAGGAGGGTCAGTAATGACGATTTGTTGCCCGAAGTCAATCAAAGCATGTGCAATCCGTGTCACCCGACAGGATGGCAATGATGTTGTACTTGACCCGTTGACCCCGAATAGCCGTGTGCTTACATCCGGGTTCATGGAACTAAACATGTCCCCTGACGTTGAGGATGGCGAAGACATCACAACGAAGAACGGGAATGGCGAAATCTGTATCCGCAACAAGGACTGCAACCGGCTCAAAGGCTTTGAGGTTGAGTTGAAGCTTTGCGGTATTCCGCTTCCTCTCGTCGAAATGCTTATCAACGCAACATTGCTTTCGGACGGCGACGGTAACTTCCTCGGTGCTGCGATGCGTAACTCGCTTGACGATCCTTGTACTGAGTCGAAGATGTTGGAACTGTGGTCACAGAACGCTGGCAACTCCTGCGCAATCGACGGAGTGAATAGCTCGCAGTACATCCATTGGGTATTCCCTCTGACCAAGAACTGGGAACTTTCCGGCGGCTTGAACTTCACTATCGGTGCGCTTGAGCTAACCCTTTCTGGTTACGCTCAGAACAACGCTTGCTGGTTCCCTTCAATGCCGGGTGCAGAATTCCCGTCTTGGGTTCCGGGTTCCGGCGATCCTGCCGGTCACCCAACTGGGCCTGCCCCGGCAATCCTGCCATTCGGTTCCGAGGCTGATAGTTGGACAACGACCGATCAGGCTGCAATTCAGGCTGGTGGCCCTGTGGCTTGGAAGTGTGTTGACTCACTGCCTTCACCAATCGACGATTGCGCTTACGTTCCTTCTTCGCTGGCTTCAGCGTAAAGGGTTTAGTTGACGGCAGACCGCGGCAAGGGTTGCCCGTTGATGCAAACTAGAAGGGAGTCGCGCTGTGGCGGCTCCCTTCTAGCGTTTTGGGGCTAAGAGGTAGGCGATGCTTACTGCTGCTCCGATGAGGTAGAACCAGAATCCGAGGGCTTCGATTGCGCCCCATGAGTTTGCTGCGATCATGCTGCTATTCCTTTGAGTTGTTGTTTGAGTGCGGTTGTGAGGGCTAGTGACCATGCTGCCCATTCTGCTAGTTCGGGTGAGTCATGCTCGAACATTTCGTGTCCGCCGCAACATCCGTCTGCGCACATGCCGAGGAGTTGGTTGACCATGCCCCAAGCGTTTTCAAGGTCGCGTGTTTTGCTGACAACGTATGAGGCGATGATGTCTGCGGCGGGGGTGGTCTTCTTGAAACAGAAGTTGGCGACTCGGCGTGCCTCGTCGTGGTCTTGGGTTTGGCAGACCATGTGTCCGTCTACTTCGACTCGGAACCAGTCGGAGCGGGTTTGGGTGAGTGTGATTCTTCCGTGTGTTGTGTTCATGCTGCGTTCCTTACTTCGCGGCGTGCGTCGCGGATGCGGCGTGCCTGATCTTTTGTTGGTACTGCACCCTCGTTTTTGACGAGGTTCTTGATGTCATCCAAGAGGAATGTGAGCCAGTCGAAGTCGGACTTGCTGCCTGAATGCTGGAAGTCGATGGTGTGGACCAACAGCAAGAGTGTCTGCTCTTGCATGATCCGGTGGAGTTGTTCTGCGGTTCGTGTCGATGTCATGTAGATAACGATACAGCACCCATAGGACATTATCAAGTCAATAATGTCTCATATCGAAGATTTCTTCAGATTTCTTTTCGACCACATGTAGTGATACGATCCACGCTAGTAGCATCCGCTACGACCAACAGGAGAAACATGTCAACACCAGAAGAGCAACCCATCGTGGGCTTGAAAGAAATCGGACCCCTACTAGAAGTAGACGGACGCACCCCACACGCATGGCACTACCGCCGCCTTCTCCCCGTCCCTGACTACGCGTCGATCAACGGCATCCGAGCATGGGACCGTCAAACGATTGTTGATTGGGCTGCATCCACCGGGCGGCTCCCCGACAGTCTCCGAGGCGAAGCCAAGGCAGAAGTCAAAGTTCCTCGCGGTGGCAAGAAAGTCAAAGCCGAGAACATTGCTGTTCTCGTTGAAGCCGGGATCATCACCCCTGTGAGCATGAACGACAACAGCCCGGTTGCACTATGACGGCGCTTGTCTACGCGGGACTTATCCTCGCCGCGTACCGGATCACCCGGTTCTTTGTGCGTGACTCCCTCATCGGTTTCAGTTTGGAATCCGAGTCGAAGATGTCACAACGCCTAGACACTTTCTGTTACAACCCCGACGGAAGCAACCGCAACTGGGCAACCGGCTTTGTTGGCGACCTGCTGACTTGTGTGTGGTGTCTCGGTATGCACGTTTCGTGGATTCTGGTTTGCATCTGGTTTCGTGCGTGGCCGTGGGAACTTGGTGTTGACGGTTGGATCAGTGCGTTCGCTGTTGCGGGTGGCGCTGGTTTCATTTCGTCTCGTATGAACGCCTGAGATGTTTCGGGCGGGCGATGCTTCTGATATTGAGGTTGAGGTTGTGTGCGCTGAGTGCGGCCAGTTAGTACCGCGTGATGTTGCGCATGACACACATGGTCGTAGTGGTGAGCAGTGGTGGTGTCCTGAGCATTGTCCGCAGTGCTTGAAAGCAAACGTATGACACTGAAGAATCTTCAGAAGGCACCGTTCCCGTGGTTCGGTGGGAAGTCCAAGGCTGCTCCGCTTGTGTGGGAACTGCTCGGTGATGTCCCACATTACGTCGAACCATTCGCCGGTTCTCTAGCAGTGTTGTTGAACCGACCCCACCGGGCCAACACAGGCTGGGCCGAAACTGTGAATGACCTTGATGGTCTGATCGTGAATGCGTGGCGTGCTGTTCAGTGGCACCCGGAAGAAACTGCGGCACACGCGTCGTGGCCTGTTACTGAGTTTGATAAGACGGCGCGTGAGGTTGCGTTGGTTCGTTGGCGTGAGGATGGGCTTGCTGCGAAGTTAGCGGGGTCTGCTGAGTGGTGTGATCCTAAGATGGCTGGTTGGTGGTTGTGGGGTGTGTGCGTGAGTATCGTTCCGTTTGCTGCGGGGTCTGGTCCTTGGACGG